AGTATATGATCGTGGTATGGCTGCATGGAGAACTGGTCACCGGCCTGGTGCCACTCCGCATCAGTGGGCTTTTGCTCGTGTTAACTCTTTTATCACTGGAGGTAAAACTCAAAAGACAACAGATGCCGATCTTTGGGCAAAGCATAAAGGTAAAAAAGAATCTGTTAATTTGGAGGAAAAGCTTATTACACCATCTCCGGCAATCAAGCAAAAGCTTATAAAGATTGCCGGCCTTACTTCTAAAACTGCAGAAAAGATTTTGGCGTTGCCTCAGCCAATGCTGACATCGGTTATTAATCAACTTCTTTCTGCCGAGGTTCAACATGAAGAAACGGCACCTTGTCCTCCTGCAACACAGGATATTGCAATTAATACAAAGAACCGAGACGCAACTATAAAGAAATATAACTATGGCCCGTTAAACGTTGAAGAGCCTGGTGATTATTGGGAAAAGATTGCGAAGTACTGGGATACAACAGTCGAAGCTGCAAAGAAATCAGTTTGTGCTAATTGTGTTGCCTTTGATATCTCTCCCCGTATGCTTGACTGTATGCCTGGAGAAACTTCTGACGACGACGGAGTTCTTGGTTATTGTTGGATGCATCACTTTAAGTGCCACTCTGCAAGATCCTGTCATACGTGGGCCAAAGGTGGTCCAATTGATAAGGATGAAACTTCATTAGATTGGGGTAAGCGAGCCGGTATGAATGAGTCTGAGGAAAGCGTAGAAGAAGGCGTAAACGACCCCGCCATCTTTAAGGCGATATTCCTAGCAGGTGGGCCAGGTTCTGGAAAATCATTTACGGTTGGTAAAACTGCATTGACATCGCTTGGATTTAAAATTGTTAACTCAGACGATAAATTTGAAGCGGCTCTGGACAAAGCTGGATTAGAAGCAACGCCTGACAATATATACAGCCCTCAAGGCCAAGCTCTACGCGGCAAAGCCAAAGAACTTACCGCAAAGCAAATGGGTTTATATATCCAGGGACGACTTGGACTTGTTATTGACGGAACCGGCAAAGACTACGCCAAGATAAAAAGGCAAGCAACAGCGCTAAAAAGGATTGGCTATGATACATCCATGATCTTTGTTAATACAGATCTTGATACTGCTCTTAAACGAAATAGTGAAAGACCCCGCAGTCTTCCAGATGAAAAGGTTAAAGACATGTGGAATGGAGTTCAAACAAATTTGGGTAAATTCCAATCGCTTTTTGGATCCAACTTTATCATTGTAGACAACTCAGAAGAGTCTAATATTGAAAAGGCTACAATGTCTGCTTACAAGAAAATGACAAAGTTTGCAAATGCAACTCCACAAAATAATATAGCGAAGAAGTGGATCGCCAGCCAACTGCAGGAAGGTGAAGGTAAGTACAAAGGAGAAACGTGGGAACAAGGATTCGAGCGCAGGGTAGTTAAAACCACCAAACCCGAACATCTTGAAAAGGGATTTAAGTGGCGCATTAAAGGTAAAGAGCGAGATGAGATTTCAATCAAGCTTTACAAAAAGAAGCCCGACTTTAAAGAATACACAAAGCAAATGAAACGCGTTGCTGGCCACGAGTTTGGTGGATAACAAATTTAAAACATGAAATCATTTAAGAAATACATTGCCGAAGCTACAGGTAAAAATACCCACATGACGCACATCGAGGATTCCGTTATATACGGCGGAGTTAAAGGAGCAAAAGAAGCCATTCTTGCTCTGCGATCATTAAGAGACATGCTTGCGGGTAATACCAAAGGTGGAGGTGCTGATGTTACAGTCAAATGGGACGGAGCACCTGCCGTGTTTGCTGGTATTGATCCAAGCGATGGACAATTCTTTGTTGCTAAAAAAGGAATCTTTAACAAAGATCCTAAAGTATATAAATCAGTTGAAGATGTTAAGGCCGATACCAGTGGCGATCTTCAGGCAAAGCTTATTGTTGCTTTTAAGGAGCTTTCCAAACTTGGAATCAAAGGCGTCTTGCAAGGTGATATGATGTACACCAAATCAGATTTAAAAAGTAAGAAAATCAATGGTGTACCCCACATCACGTTCCAACCCAATACTATTGTTTACGCTGTTCCGGCAGATTCTACTGGGGGTAAGAAGATTAAAGCTTCTAAAATGGGTATTGTGTTTCATACATCATATAGTGGCACTTCATTCGAGAATATGACGGCATCATTTAACATTGATCTTAGTTCTCTTAAGTCTGTTCCAAGTGTTTGGTATCAGGATGCTAAAACGCCCGATCTTACTGGCACCGCATTAATGGACGCAAAGGAAACCATAAAAGTTACAGCCGCCCTATCAAGGGCCGGTAAGATTTTCCAAAGGATTGCGGGCTCCACTCTTAAAGCGATTGAGAAAGATCCACAACTCGCCCAAACGCTCGAGACATATAACAATACATTTGTTCGCCGGTCGGAAGAGCTTCCAGCTGACTCAAATAAGCACGTTGATGGCCTTCTTAAATGGTCTGCAGAGCGATTTGAAAAAGAACGCGCAAAGCGTAAAAGCGATAAAGGAAAAGAAGGCGTTAACAAGCGGGAAGAGGAATTTATGAAGTTCTTCTCTCCACAGAACAAAACGAACCTTGCCTTGATATACGATCTGCAAAAGGCTATTGTAGCTGCCAAGCTTATTATTATCAAAAAGCTCGATTCACTTAAAAAGATTGATACATTCATTCGCACTCGAAACGGCTTTAAAGTAACTGGCCAAGAAGGGTTTGTCGCAATTGATAAAACAAGCGGAGGTGCCGTTAAACTTGTCGATCGGCTTGAGTTCTCTACCAACAATTTCAGTCCTGACGTCTTAAAAGGCTGGGATCACTAAACCTTATAAATAAAAGTAATGAGCGATACAGAATATTTTGAAAGCACTGGAGAATGGGTGGTTTTTGATACCGAAAAGAAAAAAGAGTATCGAGTCGCCACCTTTGGCGCTGCAACCGAACTGGCCAAGAAGTTTAACAATCCACTTATTCATGATGCTGAATGGTGGGAAAAGAATAAAGATAACGCATTGCTTCGAGGATTTACTGAAGACGACTTGAGCGAAGCTCTTACCGCGGCTCAACGTATGAAGCGTCGCGCGTCGATGAGAAAGGCAAAAGCTAAGATTCAAATGGGTCGAAGAAGAGCCGCTCGTCGAAAGCCAACACGGGATGTATATATAAAAAGATCGGAACGTGCTGCAAGAAATATAATCTTTAAGAAGCTTGCAGGTGGTAAAAGCAAGAACGATATGAGTTATGCTGCGCGTCTTTCGATTGAAAAAAGAATGAAGGGAAAAGGCCCGGCAATTAAAAAGTTAGCCAAAAAGTTGCTACCAAATCTTATTAAACAGGATAAAGCCAAGCGTGCTGCTAAGGCAGCTGCTAAAAAGTCCGACTAAAATGAAATCCTTTAAACAATTTAACGAAGAAACTGTAAAGCCTCTGGTGATTACCTTTGGTCGGTTTAATCCACCAACTGTGGGTCACGGGAAACTATTCAAAAAGGTTTCTTCCATTGCTAAAGGTAATGATTACCGTATTCACGCTTCTCAGTCGGCCGACCCAAAGAAAAATCCTTTGAGTTATAAAGATAAGATTAAATTCCTCCGGAAGATGTTTCCAGACCACGGAAGGAGTTTTATTCTTGACCCATCTATCAAGAACATTTTTAATGCAGCAAGTAAAGCTCATGATGATGGGTATAATAAATTGATTGTTGTAGTTGGAAGCGACAGGGTTAACGAATTTAAGCAGACCCTTGGAAAATACAATGGCGTAGAAGGCCGACATGGATTCTATGATTTTCAGTATGGTATTGAAATAAAGAGCGCTGGAGCAAGAGATCCCGATTCTGATGATGCGGTAGAGGCTATGAGCGCAAGTAAAATGCGCGCAGCTGCTGCTGATAACGATCTTAAAACCTTTACCCTTGGAATGCCAAAGAACTTCCGTGGAGTTGCTGATTTAATGAATGCTGTTCGCAAGGGAATGGGCTTAAAGGAATCAACAAACTTTAGAAAACACATTGAACTTGAGACAACTTCAATCCGCGAGAAGTATATCGCTGGTGAGATTTTAAACGTTGGTGACCGAGTCCTTAATAAAAAGGATGAGCAGGAATATGAAATTACCGAAAGGTTTACCAATTACGTTTCAATCAAAAACGAACAAAATACAGGTAAAGCTTTTATACAAGACTTAATTGCACTAAATTGATAAATAACAACCAGATGAAATCATTAAACGACATCCTTAACGAAACACCCCAAGAATATAGCGACGAGGATTTGCAATCGTCAATACTTGAAGCAGCTGATAGCGATTCAGTAAAAGTAGAAAAGCCTGCCGAAGCCGATAAAGTTACTAAGGCAATGGCCAATCTTTCTGATATGGTTACTATGGCAGACGAGATTTATTATACTCTGTCTGACCTAGAGGAAATTGAAGAAGAGCTTGTTGGAAAGATTGAAACTATCTTTGCTTCCCTTGATGAGCTTTATAAAGAAGTGGACGAAACATATGACATCGCGGTTCCTGACCTCGGCCCAACTGAAGTTGAAGAGGCTGAAGAAATTATTGGTCAATCTCTTGATTCAATCTTGAATGAAACTTACGAGATGGCTGCCCCGAAAACAAAGGGACAGCTACTCACCGCGATGAAGCGGGAACTCAGGTCAATGAAGGTTGCCGATCTTAAAGCTTCTTATCAGTATATCAAAGCTGCTCACTGTAATACCAAAGAGGGTATGGACGGTATGGGAACAAAGAAAGACATGCTAATGGCTATGTATAAAGATCTGCAGTCTATGAAGAAGCATGACTTGATGGCTTCTTACGAATATATTAAATCTTCTAATTGTGGAACTCGCGAAGATGCTATGGTTAATGCTTCGAGTTGTACAAGCGAAGAAGCCGATCTTTCTGAAGCAATCGACTTTAGTAAAGTTCCTGATGATCAATTGGTTGCTTGGCTTACAAGATTCCGAACAGTCCTGACCAAGGCTGGGTTACCTTTGAAAGTTGATCGCTATGTTAAAGGTAATCCTTGGTCCGACTTTAAAAAGGACTTTGCCAATGCAGAAAAGGAAGCTGAAAAACGCGGCCTGAGGGTTGAAGGTGTTGAGCTTGATGAGATGAAAACAAAAGATGATGACCTTGCTGTTATGATCTACGACTACATCGGGGCAGACACCGAAGGCCTTCCTTTGAAGACTCTTATTCATCAGGCTGTTGGTAAATACTTTGGCTCTCAGAAAGACAAAAAAAAACTAAAACCGTAGCCGAAGCAGCCAAAATCCAGAAGCCTTTTGATGCGAGCTCCGAGCTGATGAGAGTAGTAAACTCTCTTGACCAAATTGCGCTGAATAGTTTGTGGGATTACAAAATCGTTGATAAGAAGCGACCAGTTGATGTAGAAGGAGCAATGTTTCCTTTATACAGAGAAGCAGTGCTAAAAATCTTTAACGTAAGGGGTGAAGATCCTTTTACCGACGAGCAGAAAAAGTATCTGCTGGATATGTATAAGAAGGCCCAAAAAGGAGCCGGATTTGGAGTAGGCCGGAAATGGAGCAAGATGGAATTCTCAAGAGATGGTATGGAAGCTACCGCTAAAATCATTGTCCGCTCAAAAGAGATTCTTGACAAAAACCAATACTAATTAATCCTACAGTAGATAAATACTATTTTAATACAAATATAGATTAAACTGTGAAACCATCAACCTATAATTTTCCTGATATGGTCCGCGGCGATACCTTTGACGGTATTGCGGAATTACAGATCACGGTGGACTCTGCCGCTCCTTCTGTTGCTTTGGCATCGGTTAGAATTCACTTTCGCAGGTCTAAACGAGCTGGGGCAATTCTTAAATCGCTTTCGAGCGATGACAGTCCCGCTACCATTTCGATTGATAATGCCGACACATGGTTAATTTCAATACCTTCCAGTAACGATCTTGATCTTCCCGTAGGCAAATCATTCTACGATATGGAATTCACCGATGCAAATGGCCGGAAAAAAACTTATATCGCAGGCACGATCGAAGTATTACAGGACGTGACCCGAGATGAGTGATAGCGTTAACATAGATATTACAGAAGGTGGATCGGGTAATGTCAACATAGATATTACCGAAAGCGAATCGAGTAGTAGTACCGTTGTCGAAATTAACGAAACTCCGGTGCCAGTTGATCCGGTCGATAATCTCACAGATCTAGACACCACCGTCACCGGTGCAGAACTTGATGCGCTGAAGACGAAGTCAGATGGCATTGAGGATGGCGCTACTGCCGATCAGACCGACGCGGAGATCAAAACCGCCTACGAAAATAATGCCGATACCAACGCGTTTACCGATGCGGACCATACGAAACTAGACGGTATCGAAGCTGGTGCAGATGTTACTGATACCACGAACGTCACGGCTGCCGGAGCCTTAATGGATTCGGAAGTCACGAACCTCGATCAAGTTAAGGCTTTTGATTCCAGCGATTATGCAGCTGCGCTTGGAGCTGATGATAATTATGTTACTGATGACGAAAAGGTTGTTATTGGAAATACCAGTGGAACAAATACTGGTGATCAGGATTTATCGGCTTATCAACTAGAACCATCAGAAGGAGCTTTCGTTGACGGTGATAAAACGAAACTTGATGGTATTGAATCAGGCGCTACTGCCGATCAATCGGCCGATGAAATTAAATCACTTGTTGATTCTGCCACTGATTCCAATGTCTTTACTGATGCCGATCATACCAAGCTAGATGGCATTGAGGCTGGTGCTGATGTTACTGATACGGATAATGTTGTGTCTTCCCTTACCGCCGGTTCTAATATTACAATAGACAGCGACGGTACCATCTCTTCTACTGATACCAACGATAATACCCAACTATCTAACGAAGAAGTTCAAGATATTGTTGGAGGAATGGTTACGGGCAATAGCGAAACCGGCATTACCGTTACTTATCAAGATGCCGATGGAACACTTGATTTTTCGGTAACTTCTCAAACAGACGAGAACTTTACCACGGCCGATCATACCAAGCTTGACGGGATAGAAGACGGAGCGGATGTTACCCCAGCTTGGGTTCCTTCATCTGACCCTAGTTACGCGACCGAAACTTATGTTGATACCGAGGTTTCCAATCTAGTTGATTCGGCGCCAGGTACGCTTGATACGCTAAACGAACTTGCAAGTGCGCTTGGAGATGACGCTAACTTTTCCACAACCGTAACAAATAATATTGCGACTAAGTTACCTCTTGCTGGTGGAACCATGACCGGTAACATTACAATGTCCGGTTCAGAAACGGTCGATGGTCGCGACCTTTCTGTTGATGGTGCTAAGCTTGATGGAATAGAAACCGGAGCTACAGCAGATCAAACCGGAGCGGAAATTAAGTCTCTGTATGAAGGGGAAGCGGATACAAATGCCTTTACCGATGCGGATCATACCAAGCTTGATGGCATTGAGACTGGTGCAGATGTTACTGACACCGCCAACGTAAGCGCTGCAGGCGCGCTTATGGATAGCGAAGTTACGAACCTGGCTGATGTTAAATCATTTGATCCTGCTGATTATGCACCAGCTCTCGGGGCAGATGATAATTATGTAACCGATGACGAAAAGTTTGTTATTGGAAATACCAGTGGAACAAATACTGGTGATCAGGATTTATCGGCTTATCAACTGGAACCATCAGAAGGAGCTTTCGTTGATGGTGATAAAACGAAACTAGACGGAATAGAGGCCTCGGCTGATGTTACTGACACAGCCAATGTTGTTGCGGCTTTAAGCGCTGGAACTAATATTACTATTGCAGGTGACGGCACTATCTCTTCTACTGGTACTGGTACCGAACTTTCCGACGAAGAAGTTCAAGATATCGTGGGTGGTATGGTTAGCGGTAATACACAAACCGGTATTACTGTTACTTACCAAGATGTTAATGGAACACTGGATTTTTCGGTTGCATCACAAACCGATGAAAACTTTACCACCGCCGATCACACCAAACTAGATGGCATTGAATCTGGAGCTGACGTTACCGATACGGATAATGTCACGGCTGCCGGAGCCTTAATGGATTCGGAAGTCACGAACCTAGATCAAGTTAAATCTTTTGATTCCAGCGATTATGCAACTTCCGCTCAAGGGACACTTGCTGATTCGGCAACGCAACCTGGTGATTTGGGAACCGCCGCAAGTCTTGATGTAGGAACGTCAGCCAATGAGATTGTTCAACTGGACGGATCGGCCAGACTCCCCGCGGTAGACGCCTCGCAACTGACCAATCTACCTTCTGGAGCTACTCAACTTTCCGATCTTTCCGATGTTAACACCAGCACCGCGACCAATCGGAATGTGCTGATTGCGGACGGTGTTGACTTTGAATCTCGCACGTTGGTTGAAGCGGATATTTCCGATTTGGGTAGCTACCTTACAGACATTACAGGTGAATCACTCTCCGATTTGTCCGATGTTACTACCACAGGAACGCAACTAGATGCGATAAAAACAAAGGTGGATGGAATAGAAAGCGGAGCTACTGCAGATCAAACCGGTGCAGAGATTAAGTCTGCATATGAAGCCGAAGCAGATACGAATGCATTTACAGATGCCGAAAAAACCCTGCTTAGTAATCAGAGCGGAACAAATACAGGTGATCAAGACTTATCATCGTACCAACTACAACCTTCTGAAGGTGCTTTTGTTGATGGCGATAAATCAAAGCTCGATGGGATTGAAGCTAGCGCAGATGCAACTGACGCAACTAACGTAGCAGCCGCTGGAGCTTTAATGGATAGCGAGGTTACGAATCTTGCTGATGTTAAATCATTTGACCCTGCTGACTATGCAGCTGCGCTTGGTGCAGATGATAACTATATAACCGACGCCGAAAAGATTGTCATTGGAAATACTAGCGGAACAAATACAGGCGATCAAGACCTTTCATCATATCAACTAAAACCTTCTGAAGGTGCTTTTGTTGATGGCGATAAAACAAAGCTTGATGGTATATCCTCTGGAGC